TTGGTGTGACCGCTGTATTCGGATGAGCGAAAACTTTCAGAAACCTTTTGTAGATCGTCCAGGAATCTTAAATCCAAAACCATCAGATCCACAAGGTTATGTCACTAAAGATGGTATGTGGGCAGCAGTGCCATTTGGTAAAAAGTTTATCATCATTCACAACGGACAGCAGGTTCATCTAGCAAACAATTACAAGTCCGCCAAAACCTACATTCAAAAGTCCGCAAAAGGCGCATCGGTTTCCAGTTTGGATCAGTTTCTCTAACTGATTAAATAATAAAACTATGAGACCTAGATGATGTCTTATTACGCTTGGTTTATCGTATTTGCAGTAGCGGCATACTTTATCGCAACAGATGATAGTATCGCTGCTGCCTTTTATTATGTGCTTAAGTTAGCAAAGTCTAACTATGAGAAACAAAAGTGGTGGTTGTTAAACAATCCACGTAATCCTGTGGTAAAATATTTAATGTGGCGTCGTTCTATGAAACTCGCAAAAGAGTTAATGGACGAATATAAAAATAAATAACACTACATCTGGTAATACATATGCTCTCTACGCAGTACAGATTGAGACTGGAAGCAATCTGTGAGAAGATTGTACTTCATAAAGAAGTAAGTTTAGAAGATATGATCTGGGCAGAGAAACTTGCAAAGGCAAATCGCTCTGCTGCTACAATGCTCCGACAGGCAAGAAGGAGAGCAGAAAATCCTGATATGGATGAGATGGATGACTTCCTGAACTCAATGGATATTGGTGGTCTGGGTCACGAAAGATTTGGTAGAAGAGGATTTGATAGTCCAGATGATCTACACGATTGGTTTAAGCGTGATGATGACGAAACCGATTGGAGGACCAGGGACTGATGAAATCATTTCAAGAGTTTCTATCAGAAGAAGAAAAGGCGTCAAAAGCGAGAGCAAAATATCAAGATGAATCAAAGGGCAATGAAAAGTGTTCTAATTGCAATATGTGGAGAGAACCTAATGCCTGTACTGCGGTAAAAGGTAAGATTTCACCCGATGGTTGGTGCAAATGGCATCAGTATGACAGAAAGAATAAGACTTGACAATATCTGAAAAAACCTTTATAATACCCGCATATACACTCTGATTATGGACTACAAACCCTATAGTATGGAATGGAGTCGGCGGCGGTATCTTGCCGAAGCAATCCAACAATACTTTGATACTGATGCGTCTCTGGATGTTGTCCTGGACGATATTGTTGGTGTGCTTGAGGAAAATGTGGAGCATCACAAGAGTCGTGCCGAACGCTTTCAAGAAGTTCTGGATGGTCTGAAATCTCTTCCTTATTGATATGAAACCCAACTTTCGTAAGGTATTGGAGATGGCACTGGAAGAGGGTGTTCGTTATGGATACAATCGTGCTCATAAACACGTAGAAAACCCACACGAAGATGCTGTGGTTGATTGTGTGGTGGATGGTGCGATGAACTCTCTATATGAATGGTTTGACTTTGAGGAAAACAATAATGAGCAGTAAAACTTATCTACAATATGTCGCAATCCCTGCACTTGCGTTTTTTGTGTCCGCTATTGTATCATATAATCTGACACCCGAAAAAACACCACACCATACATCTACGGTCTCTGGATCTTCTGGTGACCTTAAATGCACTACATCTTGTGTTATTAAAGAGCAATGAATCTAATTAAATTTAAGCATCGCTATGACTTTGGACACGAAGTTTATGTTCAAGTTGTTAATATTAAACGATGGAGTTTGTTTCAGTTTTCTGTAAGTTGGAATGACTTCCCTTCTTCACCTTATCTTCAGATTACAATGGGAAGTAATGGTCTTTTAGGTATTCTCTTCTGGGCATATAAGTTTGGGTTTGATATTGATTTGCTTTCCCGCACTTGGAGATGGGACCATTTAGAGGAAGTGGATGAAAAAGAGACTGATTATCTTGGAATGGATGAGTGTTGATGAAGAAAAAACTGAACTGGTTTGAGTATTACTTCGGACATTGTTTCCAGACTGGTTGGAGAGAGATTTGGAACAACTTTAAGATGTGGAGAGATCTCATCAGTGGAAACTATGCTGATTATGCTCTGCTGAAAAACGACGATCCATATGAAGAATGTTATCAGTGGTTCTGGTGTAGCATCAATATGGATGAAACTTACCCCAAAGAGTTTCTAGAATACTTGATGGATATGTGTGATAGGATTGATCGTGGTGAAGAAAAGGTCTATCCACTTGATGAAGACTTTATGAATAGACTTAAAGACCTTACTGGCGATGAGGACACTTTGGAAACTGGTACACCAGAAGACACCGAAGAGTCTTGATGCCTTATAATATCTTTATCTGAAACACCCCGATGACTCTCAAAGAGAAAAAGGCACTACTCAAACGACTTGAACAGACAGGCACAACCTGTATGGATTGTGGGCAAAAGTATGGTGTCTATTCAGTTGGTTGTTCATCTGTCTGGAATGGTAAGTGTGGTGTGTGTGGGGAAGAGAAACAGGTGACTGAATCCCGTGATTTTGCTTACTTTATTACTGGTATTCGCAAACTGAAACTGGAGATTCAAAATGAGAAGAGTAACAGTCAGACCCAAAAGCAAGAAGGCTAAGAACCGCCTTGCGAATATGATGGACAACAACCCTATCTGTATTGTGGAGCAGGATAAGGGTGATGGTATGCTGTTTCTCGCATCAGAGAACCAGAAATACTTCTTCTGGGTGAATATCAACGACTTCTGGGAATGTGATTGGGAGGTGCTCTAATGAACTACCTATGCTTTGTTGATGGTCTTTTAGAATACGCCAGCACTTCTGAAAGTAGCTTTGCTCACTATCAACTAATGTATGCTGAAGAACACCGTGATGCTGATGTTCAGTATCTCACACTGACTGATGAAGAGTATGCTAACCTATTTCCTGTGGAGGAGGATGCCTTATGATTGAAGATTTCAAAGTAAAATTGATTGGTAATTATTCTAACCAACAGCAAGCATTTAACAGTCCACCACTTTGGGCACATATTCATATTAAATTTGAAGAACTTCCTGACGGAATGTTATACTCAAAGAGTTGGTATGATATTGATGGGGAAGAAAAACCTTATCGGGCAACAACATTGGAATTATCCGTGTCTGGTGAGAATGTTATTATGACACCTTATAATAATCTTACAAATACCAAATCTTGTGAGATTGTTTTTGAGTATGTAAATAACTCTTGGATTGGTATAAATGATAATTGTATCATACCCAAGAGAAATGCTTATGTCTCCACATTTTTGAAGTTTGATGGTATTAATTACTATTCCAGAGATGCTGGATATGATATAGATTCAAATGAATTTCTCTGGGGTAAAACAAAACAAGATGGTGAATTTCACTTTATAAAACTATGATTTACGAAATAAAAAAACAAGCAATTGATGAGTATCGTATAGATACGATTGAGGAACGACTTACTCGTATTGAAGATAAAGTTGATTTACTCATTACTCAACTTAAAATAGAGTTTTATAAGAAGAATGACTGAACACAATCTACCAGAACCTGATGATGCTCCGTGGTTAAATCTCACACCACAAGAAGTAGAAGAACTCCGCAACAAAAAACACGAATTGACTGAATACGGCAAACAGAAGTTGAGAGAACTTATGAACAAAGACTTAATCTTTTATGCAAACGGTAAGGAAACATCCCGTATGCCTTCTCCAATTCTTGAAACTCTTACTCTTGGAACCAAAGCACCTGAAATTAAACTTGAAATAGAAAAAACAATGGATTGCGAACCATACCCAGATGAGATGTTTGAAGAAGCAGAGCGTCGTGAGAAACTAAATGCTGGTTTCAAACAAGATGCTGATGGTAATTGGTATCGTCCTACACTACAAGAACTCACCAGAAATGAGAGAATTGAACTTGCCGAAAAAGAGATTGCTTATATTGTAATGGGTGGGCAAGATGGGCGAGAGTATGCTAACTCTATTGCTTTTATTCTTCAAGTGTTGGATAGTTTGAGAGATGAGTAGATTTACTGAAAACCCAGATGAAATCGTGCTGAAAGATGTGGATTTGTTTCACCTGGAAAGTATGAATGAACGCACTCTATGGGTGGGAGTTTATACCAAAGATGGTAAAATCTACCACTTGAATATTTCTGCTTATGGTGATAAACTGAGTTATTGGTGGAGTGATGAAACGTCGTGAGATTTGAAAACCCAACAAAATGGGAACTCTTCCTTGATGGATTTCGTAATGTCCTGTATATTCTTGACTGTTATAATGACGGTGATGAATGGGGATATGGTGAGTTCTGGGAGAGTTTGAGTATTGGTTGGTTTCAGGAGTATATCTACCCTTATGATGACCCTTACAATTTAACTATCAGTCCAGAACGTAGGTTGAGATTAGGACAAGAACCAGAAAGGATTATTGTATCCGCAGAAGCATATGATGAACTTGTGCGACGAATCAATGAACCACAAGATCCTGCTGTGGTGGAAAGAATTAAAGAACTTATGAATCGTAAAGCACCTTGGGATGATAATGATGAATAAGTATGCGGTGATCTTATCATCTCTTGTGGATGGTGCAACTGTAAAAATACAGTTTCTTGCAAATAGTGAGATGACTGCTCAGCAACTCACAACTTATTATAAATGTAAAAGTGCCACGATTAGTGATGTGGAGGTATTCCCATTATGACTGAAAAAGACAAGATATTCTATAACGTCTGGTGCTGTGCCTATCGTCGTAGGTATGCTGCGAAACTCAAACAAGACTGGGAATTGTATAACCGTGAACACCAAACTTTGCTGATGTGCCTTAAAATAGCAAAGTGGGTAACATTTGAATCTGAAAAACCTCATTATCTGAAATGACTCAACTTATTGACTCCTCATCACCAGAATACTTTAAACAAACATCTGATAAACCTTATGATCGCCACGATTATAAGTTAGTTTATGAAGATGGTAAAGAGATTATTTTCGATAACTATGAAGATGTTCAACTCACCTGGTTTCAAAATGGTGGGCACTTTTTGAGTCACATTGAAGTGTTGGATAAAAAACAAAGTAAAGGATTTGGATAGGTTGACAAATCACTTGAATTGATGTAAACTCAAAATGTTGAAATGACTAATCTGATGGATTATACAGAAGAATTTCCGTTTGACCAGTTTCCTTACAAATTAGTTTATAAAGACGGAAATGAAACCCGTAAGTGCTATTTTCAATCTGAAGACCATCGTAAAAAGCATATCGATCGATATAGTTTGAAAAAGAAAGACATCAAATTGAGTTACAAATATGAAGATACTCATTAAAGATAATTATTTCAAAGACCCAGATTCAATTAGAGAATTGGCACTTTCTTTGAATGAGTATCGAGTCGATAATGAATTAATTATTCCTCCAATTGGTTGGAAAGGTCAAAGAACTTATCCTCTTCGCAATCTTAAAAATCAAACACTTGATGAGTGTGCCGAGGGCATTTACAAAATCTGTTATGATTACTTTGATTTTGAAAATTATATTGTTCCATATCTGAACAAAAAAATTGAAGAGTTGATGATTACAACTTACTTTCATATCACTACCGAAAAAACCAGAGGCGCTTTTCCAGATTTTTGGCAAGATAGATTTCATAAAGATTTCGAAACTGCTGTTGCTGGCGTAGTTTATTTAACTCCTAATGCCCCTCTCAAAGCAGGAACTTCAATTCTAAATGGACCAGAAAATCAATTTGTAAATGTGGAGAATGTTTATAATCGGTTAGTTGCTTATGAGGGTACTAGAATTCATGCACTGTCTGATGTTTTTGGTGATTCAAAAGAAACTGGTCGAATGACATTTACTTTTTTTATACACGATTTAAATTTCCCCCCTGATGTCTAAAAACTCTGATTATCCATATCACGTATTAGATCCTACCACACCTTGGTATGAGTGGTTGTGTTATTGTGAAATCTGCTATCAATTAAATGTCCAGGGGCAACCAAACTGGAATCGTTTTATGCGATATAGAAACTATTTGAAAGAGGTTGGTGTATTATGAGTGATTCATATTGGTTTCATAAGAAGTGGGGACTTAAACCAGAAGTTCCTATGGATGAAGTATATGAAAGACTTGCTGCTCTTGAGGATAAAGTCAGCAAACTAGAGGAAGAAAACGTAGAACTAACAAATGAAATTTATCGTCTTGAGAATTCTCTTGACGCCCGTATAGATATTCTTGCCGAACACTGTAGGATTAATTACGATGTATGATTTAGACTGTTTTGAAAAAGCACTCGCACACTTTGGAACAAGAATGGAAATTATTATTGGTCTAGAAATAGGTGGTAAATTTGATGCAGATAGTGCCTACAAAATGATCAAGGAAGAACTGAAACAACTTAAAAAAATTCGTAAGAAACACAAGGATACTGACTGCGATGAATGCTGATAGTCTTAAGATAACACAAAATGAAGATGGGTCTTATACAATGGGATGGGACAAGGAAGACCCAAATTGGTCTTGGTTGAATGGGTTGACTTCCAAGGAGATTCAGGTTATTATGGAACAAGCAATCAAGGATTATCTCAATGACCTCTGATTACAAAAAGTATTCGCTTGAAAAACTTCAAGAGTGGGTTCACGATGCGATGAATAGTGATGCTTCACCGCACGAAATTTATTCTGCGATCCGTGAAGCAGTTCGTGAAGATTATTATTATCATAAAGATTGTATTAGTCGTGCTTCTGGACTTCTGGAACTTTTGAGTGGTCATCGTCCCGTAGAAGATATTTCAATTCTTCAATGTGATAAAGACGATAAATCTCCAGAGTGTCAAAAATCCTGGAATGATTTCTGGGAAGAGAATTATTACCCAGAAGAATATCAAAAACATACCACAAATAATATCAATCTTCAAAAAGAAGTTGAAGAAGTTCGTAAAGCGGGTGGATATGAATGGACCCCAGAAGTAAAAAAAGATAAAGTAAAAAAGTGGGTTCTTCCTGTTGAAGAGGTCAGAGATGAAGACACTGATGAAGATATTTACTGCGTAACATTCCCCGATGATCTTCTAGAAGCAGCAAATCTGAAAGAAGGTGATATTGTTGAGTGGGTGAATCAGGGTGATGATTCTTATCTTTTGCAAAAACACACTGAAAGGTTTAGATTTTAAGTGATGTATGGTCTTGAATTTATCGCTCCATTTATTGCTGGGCTTTGTTTTGATAATTTTATGAAAATGCAGGGAGAACTCTGCAACTTTAGAGATTCACAACCACAAGCAATGAAATACTATCAACCAAGTCCAGAAGATGCCTGCTATCGTGATGGTATCTTCTATCCACGATGTAAAGACCTTGAAAATCCAGAGGTATTACGTTATCATAATTTATTGAAAGGAGAAATTAAGTAATGGCACTATCACAATCAGTAGAAGAATCTTTGAAGGAAGCGGAACAATCTCTGCGTAATGCTCTTTCATATGCTGCGCGTCAAGAACGTCCAATGGTTTGTAGTGTGATTGCAGATCTTATTCATCGTATTGAAACACTTCAAACAACTGATTCTCTTCTTGATAAATTAGAAAACCGTAAACCAGGTGACTCTGGATTCTTTGGAACATTTTTTGGGAAAGATGACTGAAAGAAAAAACTCTTGGCAAGAATGGTGGGATTCTGATGCTTGTAAGCAACTTCAAAAAGCAAATGAAGAGGCAAAGCAACGAGCAGTAGGAAAGTATTTTATGCTTTCTGAATCGGATAAGATTGATATGCTCCAAGCAATCTGCTATATTATGTGTAAGGCAGAAAGTGAAGGAACGAGCCATCGTGGTCTTCAAGATGCTCTAGGTGTTTATCCTGCTGGTTTCTGGATTGATCACCTGATGGATGTACATAATGCTCTCTGGGGATATTATCACGATAAGAAGAGGGAGAAGGATTTGCAAGATGATCTTGATGCACTTGACGACTTCATTAAGTAATGTAACCCAATCCCGAAGAAAATATTAAACTTCTAGATAGTAATGTATTGAAATGCTAATATTGGGACACACCGCAAAAAACCTATGACTCTAGCAAAAACTGGACCTGAAATTCTTACAAAAGAAGAATGGAGCGAACTTATAGCACTGAAAGATGCAATTACATATGCTCCGCAGACAGTTTCTGCCGAAAAAATGGAAAAATTCACTGAATTGATGGTTCGTTCTCTTGAAGGTAAAGAGGATAACTCACCAAAATAAATATATCATCACGTTACAAAACTATGGATAACATCGATCAACATATTCAGAAGGACGAGGACCTTTTGAGTGACCCAACTATTTCTCCACAATCAAGGAGACATACTGAAGAAGAACTAGAAGCACTTAAAACATATAAAGAACACCATCCTGAAGACTCTCACGATCCTACACCACTGGAACTTTATTGTGATGCCAATCCTGATGCATTAGAGTGTAGAGTGTATGATGACTGAGGACAGTTAGAAAACTGGCACACTGGGTCTCCTGGTTCGCTGGGAGACCCATTATAATATGTGGGTAATCAACAAACGCCCCCATGGCAACCCGCTCCCGCATTGGTATCGAACTTCGTGATGGTTCCATCCTGTCTGCTTATCACCACTGGGATGGTTATCCCGAATGGTTGGGTCGTATTCTGACCACACATTACAACGCTCGCTCTCTTGCCGCCGAACTGATTGACGGTGGTGATATGAGTTCCTGCTGGACTGATGAGCGTTGGGATGATACTGGTGTGAAGGGTGTTTATGGTCCTCAATACTACTCTCAGCGTGGTGAGTTTATTGCTCCTCGCCATGATAAAGATCTCAATGAGTATCTGTGTAATGGGGAAGAGTATGCTTATCTCTTCACCAATGGTGAGTGGGTGTGCTACAGTCTCTATAATAACATTCATCCTGAAATTGTAAAGGAAGTTGAGATTCCTTCTGGTGCTCTTGCTGTGTGAAAATATGAATTTGTATAGATACCTTTGGTATCGTTGAACTGGAAGTTATAAGGATTCTTTAAGACCCGCCCCACCAGGCGGGTTTTATGCTATAATACTGAGGTAGTTGAACGCCAATCCAATGGACCTGTCTGAACTGATTGATGAACTGCGGGAGATCGCTCTGTATGAGTCTGATCCACAAGATTGGATGGGTTATTTGGAGAATGACGACTACTGGGTGCCAGATCCTGAACTGGCATACTGACGCTCTGAGAGGCGCCTA